CTACGAGAGAAGTGGTGCACGGCGGTGGGCACTGGTGGTTTGAATTTGACGGGCGGGGTGCCCGTTGTTCAAGACTTCTACCAAGCCTACCAACGTATAGGGTGCATGAGACTAAGTAAGATCACGGATGATCCTACTTTTGCGACTGGGATGAAGTTGATGTCTAAGGGCATGACTGAGTGGTTTCGTGAACCTGATGCTTGGACAAGGGTCCAGGTGTTTGAGGCATGGGGGTACACCCCCGACGAACAAGTTGCATTGGAGAACTACTATAAATGCTATGAGTACGAGGAAGTACACTCATATGGCATTAATAATGATAAGATCATATTCATCAAGGAGTAACCCTGGGCCGTCAAGGTTTGGGAATAGTGACTCCAATAACAGAGACAGTATTCGATAAAAATTAGTACGTGGAGCGTAATCCACACACGTTGAGTAAATTCTAGATAGTTAGAATTTGAGTTTAGAAAAATGGCAATGGTACCATATAAAAATAAGAAAATGACGGTTCAGGGGAGGAACCGCCAGATGCGACCAAAGTTTGACCCAACCGATCTAGTGTATAACTGGGGGTTGGACGTAGCTGAGTGGGGTGGCAAGAAAGCGTGGGATGGAATCAAAGGCATTGTGTCTTCATTCCAGAGTAAAGGTGCATCTAAGCAGGAGATAAAGAACCTGGTGGCACCGTTGGCAAGGAGCCTTACTTACACGTCGCGCAAACCGAAATTCACCAAGGCTGAGGGGGGGTTGATGATCGAGCATATCGAGAACCTCCCCATTGGTGATGGGCATAATTACTGGACAGTGGATTCATTCCTTTTCCAGTGGCTGCGCAATATTGCTAACCAATTTGAGGAGTACCAGATTCAGGTCTGGTACGCGTGGAACCCCATTTGCCCTGCCACAACGACTGGGCAAGTTAAGATGGCGTTTGATTATGATCCAGACGATAATGCGTCGGACTATGCCACGGCAGCAGATTACTTCAATACTGCCGACCATTGCATTTCTGCAATTTGGGCACCAGCAGCTATGTCACCACAGAAGAGTGTGTGGTTAAAGACTGGCAATACTGGTGAGGCGAGATTATAT